AGCCCGGTAGTTCTGGTAGAGGATTGGGATCTTTGACCTCATCCTCTGTGATCCACATATCATTCTTGATAGCGTTTCCTAAATGTACCTGTTGCATTTACTCCTCATCATCATACATTCTCTTCTTGAGAATAGTTGTAAAAATTTCTCTACTCCAACGAATACCCTGCATATGTCCAACAAGTTCTCTATAGTTAGAAAAACTTTCGGCACCACCTTCAGAGACTACAGTTTGTAACTTCTGTAATTCGTTATTATATTCTTTTATTACCTCATCCCAAATTTCCATTATCTAACTGGCTTGGGATATTTCCATGCAGATGCATCTCGTTCATTCAGCACACCTTTACGTGCTCTGGCACCAACACCGCCATCTGCCTCAGACTTCTTAGTGAAATCACCATATGCACCACCGTCACCGTTGGGTACATGTTCTGGGTATCCATTAGTTACACCCTTAAAATCGTTAGGGTAGTGTACTCCTCTATACTTAGGCATCTTATTCTCCTTTCCTATTAGATTTATCTTTCATAAGATCACTTACTATATCAACAAGTTTTAACTGCTTATCTTTATCTATATCAGCTGACTTTTCTAAAGCCTTACTTCGTATTTTTTCGATATCCATATTATGTTTATTCTTACCGATAGATGCTTTAATTGCCATGTCTACCATTTTTAACTCACTATCTTGATTTAGTTTTAATTCATCTATACCAGCTTTAGTTAGTAATTCAACAGTCTTCATAGTTTCCTTACTTGCTCTATCCAGATCAGACTTCTCCTGCCTATATGCAGAATTTAAACCTGATTCCATAGCATCTTGAGCTAACTTGGCTTCTTCCAATTGTAACTTCTGTGCATCCAATGCAGCTTCCGCAGCATTCTGTGCAGCATCTAATTGTAATTTCTGCTGTTGCAATTCTACCTTTTTCTGTTCGAGAGCAACTAGTTGTTGTTCAGGAGACTGTGCCTGACCCATAGCCTGATTAGCATTAAGTACCTGTTGAGCAGCATAAACCATAGCACCTTCCATAACTTCTGGAGATTGTTCTGGAACCTGTTGTAATGCCTGTTGAGCAACACCATTAATCTGCTCTTGATACTTATGTACCATATGTTCCTGAATATTAGCTTCCAATATAGGCTTCGTACGTTGCATAGCTGGATTCTTTCCATGAACAGGATCTTGTAAATAAGCTGTCTTAACCTGTATATGAGCATCATGATTCTGACCGGGGAAGGCACCAATAGGTATACCCTTTGTCGCAGCCATGATATCTGATACAGGATCAAGTTCTTTTGGTTTACGTTTAGGTGGAAGTATCTCTTCCATATTCGGCATGTTGGCTGCATTTAAAATTGTTCTGTTTAATGCTTCCAAGTTAAACATGCCGGGAGGTGATTGCTGTGCCATTTGCATAGCCATTTGTGCAATCATAAGGCGGTGAGCATTGGATGGAATATTGGGATCGCTGACGGGGATAACGTCCACTCTTCCATCAAAGTCGGACTTGAATATACTCCGACTTTCATACGGCACATCGTAGGGATATTCACTTGGTAGATAATCATAATCTATTCTAGCCAAGATCCTAAATTCATCTCTCTGGGATTTATGCAATCTCTTGTGGATTGCAGAGAAGAATTTACTGGATGCTTCCAGTAGTGCCATAGTTGTACCCACAGGTCCGTAAGAAGATGCTTCCGATACAATCTGTTCTGTACTGTCGGCAAACTTCTGACCTGCTGTTGTTACGAAACCCAACATCTGGAACAAGGTCGAGGAAGGCTCTTTGTAGGGGAGAGGAACGATAGCCTTTGCCAAGTCCATACCTGTAGATTCAACTTCTTTAAACTCACCGGGGCTGATAGGATCATTGTCACCAACCATCCTAACACCTTTTGCCTTAAAGCCTCCCGGCAGGTTCGCAAATTGACCTGCATCAATGAGACTTCTCATTGCTGCTGTAGCACTCATGGTTAGATTACCAAGGAAGTGCATGAGGCCAAAACCGTAGAAACCAAAACCCGGTACGAATCTATAATGTACAAAGTGATTCACTTTTTCTTTATTCGGATCATCAGGTTTATAGTTTCTACGAACACATAAAACTTTTCTGGATTGTTCTTCTATTGTTACAATGTAGGGAAGTGCTATTCCCTCTTCTTTATTAGGTTCATCTAATTCCAGATAACAATGCTGTTCCAGTAAAACATATTGAGGATCTGTATCCTGTGTTGGAGAGAACCCTAATATTGTATCCATCTTGGATGCAAATGCCGTGGGTTCAGGATTGGATGCTTCCGGTAATTCTGTATCGGAATATATTCCTGAACGAATATCTTTTGCCAAATCAACTGGACTACGATAAATTACATGTGTATACCTGTCAGCCTTGGAAAGATTACTGGAATAATAAGATACGTAAAACTGGTCAATAGGAACAAATTCTGACACTGGTCGTTTAAGATTTGCATCGTAATATACTTTCTTAAATGCAGAGCCTATTAATGGAAGATGGAAGAGCATCTTTTCAAATTCGTCAAAGTACTCTGGCATCTGCTCTGTAAGCTGATAGTTCATAAAGTTCTTGACACGATTAGCTTGTGTCTCACGTTGAGGAGTGGACTTGCCAAGTATCTGTGTCTTTATCGGACCTGCTGATGGAAACAATTCCTGTGATGCTTTACTCTGGAACTTCACGGCTGATTCAATTAGTAATGGATGTACAGCCGTACATGCACCTTCAAATGGTTCGGAGGATTCCTGTATCTTCAGACCAAGCAGATCGAAGCCACGTTCAAACATGGACTCCCATTCTTGTCGGGAGTTCTTATCTGCATCGTAATTATTATAAGTATCCTCTGCAATTTCTCCCAGAGTACTTTCATCTAGATCTTCTGCAAGATTTGTATACCATTCTTTTATAGGAGCTTCTGCTTCCATTTCAACAGTATTGCTAAAATCTACAGTAACTCCACCATCAGGATCTAATTCAAATGTTGCTTCTGTTTCTTCTTCCATAGGAACAGGACTCATAGGAACTACATTAGATACTTCCTGTGGTATTTGTTCAAATGGATTTCGTTCTGTTGCCATATTTATTTTCCCGTCTTTATCTATCTACTGGTATTTGAAAATCATAATCATCATCATGTGCTGTAGGTGTTGGACCCATTACATAAGCAGCAGCTCCCAGTGGAGTTCCTCTTTTAAATACTGATAGAGCTGATAGTAATTTATTTATAGATGGCTTATCAGTTTCTTTTGGACCTGTTATCTGTTTTGAACCTTTAGGCTTTGTATCTTTTTTATCAGCCAGTTGAGTTAGTAATCTTCCTAATGCATGTGTACCAACCGTTTTACCTACATCTTTTATACGTTCTTCTGGTGTATCTTTTTTTCTTTCAGTTGGAAGTTCTGCTACAATATCTTCTATTGAAAATTCATCATCTTCCGATTCTTCATCATCTTCCCACACATCAACTATCTGATCAAAATTAGTTCCTACAGGTTCTCCAGCTTCATAATCTTTTATTGCAGTATTGATAATATTTTCCATTTCTGTTTCTATTGCAGTATCTAATTCTTCACCAGAAAGTATTTCAAATTCTGGTTCTTTACCTTCCTCTCCATAATGGTATCCAATAAATTTAGAATATTTGTCCAGATTCGACATATAACCTTGATAAGTATCTCTAGCTAATCGTGTAGCTATATAGTTAGCTTTATCCTCACTAATTCCATCCTTCATTAATTCTTGTTTTAAATTGTGAAAATTATCTGATAGAGCATTCTTAAGATGTTTCCATGAATTTATTCCATGTGTTACATAGTCAGGATTCATTTCCATATCTTCTCTTTCATTACCAAGATCTAGGAACTTAGATACTAAAGATTTTAGAACTTCAGGTGAAGATCCTTTTGATTTACTAGGTACTATATCACCTAGAGTAAGATCTGCTATAGCACCGGGAAGGGAAGGCAGAACGGCTCTACCTATTGTTGCTAGACCACCACGTAAAACTTCCCTCCGATCTACTTCAGGTATTATATCAGGTAAATTTGTTTTCTTATCATTAGCCACGAGAGTTCCCCTTTAACTCCATTATACACCTAAGTTCTCCAATATGCAACCCTTTGTTGCTTTCTTGGTTCATCTTCCCATTGAGGATCTTCTGGATGTGTTACATGCCATGATTCTCTTAGGAAATGTATAGCCATTGTCAAGGCATCTACCTGATCATCATGGGCTGCATTGGGAAACTGTATCAGTTCTTCTATAAGATCAGCAGCCCACTTCTTATGTACAGGTATCCAAACCTTTCCTGCTTCCATCATGGGAGAAGCTGCATATACCCTGCTGACTTTATCCCTATCTGGAAGATATTCTCTTATAGGTAGGCCACTTCTTCTCATATCCTGTATGAGTGACTGACCACTTGCCTTCTTCTCTATAATACATACATCTGGTTTAAACTGATCGTACAACATTTGTGATATTCTACGTAGTTCTGGATATTCAAAGCGACCTTTAAGATTACCAAGAAGAATCAGATTGGATACATAAGATTCTCGTCCGTCTTCCTCCTCATCAAACATGGAGAATATACCCCATGTCTGTATTACACTAAAGTCTGCCGTAGTTCGAGTGGAAAAGGCCGTATCATATGTTTGCAGGATAAAGTCACATGTTGGTGGATCTTCGTATTCCCACTCTCGTATCCATTTCTTCTTTATCAGTCCACCTTCTTCTGGAGTTGGATCTTGCATGTACAATGCATTCCAGTATCGTGCTCCATTCGAGGCTTTAATCTCATTCTCATCAATTTGTAATACTTCTTTGGGCTTCCATTCGGGAAAATAGGAAGAACCCACTGGTAGCTCTAAAAGTTCTGCCGCTTCATCATCTAACCATGCAGGTATTCGTACAACTTCCCAAGGTAGAGTCTCATATTCACTCATTTCCTCTTGTTGTTTTAGCAACCAGCCACATAAATCATCGAAATGATACCTTGTATTAATGATGAGTATGGAACCATTGGGCATTATACGTGTACGTAGGCCAGCAGGATACCATTCTTTGACATATCTACGGCCAGCTTCGGAATATGAGTCCTCTTCGGACATCACATCGTCCAATATGGCTATATTAGCCCCTCGTCCTGCAATCTGACTACGGACCCCGGCTGCGTAATAGGTGCCATTCTGGTTTGTTTTCCACTTTCCTGCTGCTCTAACGTCCGTCCGTAACGAAACTCCTTTAAATATCTCCTGAAACTGTTCAGAGTTAACAACGTCACGAACAGAACGGCCAAAATCACTAGAAAGTTGATCACTGTGAGAAACAGTAAGAATTTCATGTTCTGGATTTCTCCCTATATACCATGCTGGAAACAATTTGGAACAGATAACAGACTTG